TTCATCAAGATATTTGTATAATCTATTTTGAATTTCAGGATTATCCCCACTGACATAAACTCTATTCCCAACTTTCCAACCTTCTGCTAAATATTGTCCATAAATCCAAAGTTTTCGTGGATCTGCAAATGGAATATCTAATTCAGGAAGTTTTTTGATACATAAAATCTGTCTTTCATACCATTTAGTTAAATCAAAGTCACAAAGTTTCTGTTCTATTACTCCCTTATCTTTAGTTACTTTCCATTTGAAAAATTTATGTTCAGGAGTGCAAATAAATGAAGTTCCGTTTCTAACCTTGACTTTCACTACTTCTTTCTTTCCTTTGTTCCACCAATTTAAAATGGGTTTAAACTCTAATCTGTTTTCTTTAAAGTTATAAGAAAGTGCCTGTATATCTTTAAAGTTTTGTAAGTCTTTTATTTTCTTAATTGAATATCTATTATTCTCAAGGCAAATTATTTTTGTATCACCTGCAAAGCAATCGTCTTTCTTTAAAGCCCAAGTTTCAGTCGGCTGCATCCAGCACTCATTAAAGCCAAATTGGTTCTGATCTGTTTCATAAGTCAGTTTTGGAGCTAAGAACTTACAGATGTCTAAAAAGAGATTGTCGTATCTCTCTCGCATTGTTTCGCCTTGGTACTTATCTAAATATAAGTTGTTATCTTTCAGAACCTTTTGAAAGACGCAGTTTCTTGGCTCAATAAAAGTTCTGACATCAAAATCAGGTTTAACTCCTTTAATTTCTCTGCCTTTGTAAGTAATGTCAGCAGTAGGATATTTTGAGTATTCAGTTTTAAACCATTCAGGTATTTCAGTTTCCATTTTTCCACGCAAATTAAAGTTCTCTAACATTTGAGTTGCAAGCTGGGAATTAACATTCTTGAACTTGTTTTGAAGCTCCAAGTAGTCTGGACAGAAAAGTTTTGTAATGAAATCAAACCAACTCATAAAGTCATCTCTAATAATCGCAACCTCTCTTTGTATTCAATTATCATTTTTGGTATTTCTTCTTCGCCTATTTTGATTTGCTTTTTGTAATGATCCATAAGTGCCTGCCTTTCTTCTAAAGGATAATTACTCCAGCGTTCCAACATTTTTTGATAGTATTCCCTAAGGACTTCTTTCGTTTCCATGCTTACCACGCTAAACGGATTCATTAAAGACCTTGTCTATATCTTCTTTTTGTTTTTTTAATGCTTGCTTTCTATTGTTTATGAACTCAATAGATTTGTCAATATTTGCAGATTCAAGATTTATACTTGATATTTCTTCATTGAGTTCGTTCTTGCTTAGATCGCAAGTATATACTTTTCTGTATTTTCCATTTGACAATTTTTCATATTTTAATTCTACATTTTCCATAATATACCTCAGTAACTATATCTTAAAATTGCAGTAATATCTCCTTTTATTCTGCAAACATTATCTGGCTGAATTGTAACTTTGTGATAACCGAGAGAATCAATATATTTTGTTAAATCAATTTTAGTTTCTCCTTGATCTTGATCAACTTCTAACGTATGTCCTAAATCTGCTTCTATGTCAGAAGTTTTGTCAATCCCATCAATTATTATTTTGACATCAGTTACTCCCCAAGTGGTTGGATAAATAATATCAAAACTTGTAGTTTCGTTTTCTGAAAAAATATTTGAAAGCCAGAAAATAGTTATATTATTTCCTCCAACACCTGCTCCATTATCTCTGACTTGCATTGCAATCGTTCTTCCATTTAAATTATCATAAGTCTTCATCCAAAATGAAGATACATCTGCATTTGCTAAAGCAGCAACGTGATTACAAACAGTATAACACTGGCATAATACTTGACTTGTTGTAAGATCAATAACTCTCCAATCTACTTGATATTTATTAGGTGTAATTGTGTTATTTGTAATATAATAAGTTCCAGAGAAAACTGCACTTGTTGTATCTGTTGCTCCCCAAGCTAATGTTCCTGCACCTGCTGGTGCTACTGGATACCAAATAGCTGGATTTACTATTCCTGCAAAAGTTGCAGTAAATCCTCCATTCCAAGCAGTTGTATCCGTAGTGCTAAATGCTTGGTATCTTGAAAGTGTATAAAATAAGAAAGCATTTTTTATTTGTTTAGTTCCTTCTGGAATATAAAATTCTAAATCTAATCCTTGATCTGCATCACAATCAGAATGATCTGAATAATTAATCATGTCTCCAAGTGCAAAAGGCATGGAATTATCCTGTGCTTGCCCTTGAGTTTCAGCAGAACCTACCATACTTGTAAAAGTTGGAACTATGTCAGCCAAGTCTAATTCACAGTAAATTCCTTTCTTATTTACTTTGTAAGTTATTTTAGTGATTTCTTTAGAAGCTGCAGCAAGTCCAAATCTTGTGCTTGTCATAGCAACAGTTTCATGCACGTCTGCGTCCATTAAGAGAATATTAGTCTTAGCTTTATAAGTGTAAACTGGATCTCTCGCTCCTGCATCGCTTACGAAGTCATAAGCATCTACAATTAAATCCGAATAAGTATAACACGCTACTGGATCGTCAAGCTCTAAGTTAGTAAACGTCTTTCCAACTGGGCCATAACGACTTATTGAAGAATTTGCCTGTGCAGTTGCTTGTGTTTTAACAGCATAAGTATTATCAATTATCCTTGCATTGTCTAAAATTCCACGCACCACAGAGCCGTCAGAGTTTCCACGCCCTTTAATCGTTCCTGCTTTAGTGCCTATTGAACACGCATCACATCTAAACTGCGTTGCTGCTTTTGAGCTATAAACTATCTGTTCGTCGTAAACTTTAATCGTTCCAGTTGCACCAAAGTTAGTTGTGTCATCTACTGTTACCCCCAGAGTTACATTCACGCTTGGAACTGAGTTTGAAAACTTTGTGAAGCCATCCATATACGAAATAGAACGTGCACCTATAGCTCCATAGTCATTATTAAAATCTGCACCTGCATATCCTCCTGTAGCCCATGAAAGTCCTTTGCCTACCATTATCACAGTTGGAGCACCAACCATAGTTGCTGCACTTCTTGGTTTATTTGCAATTAAAATCCAATTAACACCATCTAAAGAATAATAACCCTCAAAATTTCCTCCAGCTGCATTTGCTTTTAATTTTATCCAATACCACTGGTTTGCATTTAAATTTGCAGAAACAGTTGCACTTGCCACTCCTGCAGTAAAAGTTATAATTCGGGTTTGATAATTAACTCCATCATTCCATAAATATGCCTGGACATTATTATCATTATCCCAATACATTCCTAATCCCAATCCTAAAACTCCACAATTTGCATCTGAAACCTTGACCTTTGTAATCATTGTAATTAAATCATCAGTATTAGCTTTCTGAATATGTCCATAAGCTCTTGCGTGAACATCTAATTTAAATTGTTTATTTGTTTCAGAAAGTGTGCCACCTAAAGCAACTGAAGCAGCAGAAATATGTTGTGTCCACGCACCTGCGATTGCGTTGTCATTAAAGTTATCAGAAGCAGAACTAACCATAGAATTTGCATAGACTTCTAAGCAAGTTACTTTAGAATTGTTAAAATGCTTTTGAGCTTTCGTTCCGTTTGCTCCTCTTATGCAGTTATACAAACACTCTCCAGATACCCCTTCGTAAGCAATTAGCTCGTCGTCTATTTTAATTACACCTGCGTATGAGAAATCATTGTCTGGGTTTAGCACTTTAACTGTGTCTCCAGTTTCGGATAAGAACCCAGCAGGCATATTCAAATAATCTACGCTATCTCCCTGACTTAATACAGTTCCAGCAGTCTTGGTTGCGTTTGCATAAGTCTTTCGGTCGTAAGTCGCAGACGTGGACTCAGACTGATTTGACTTTCCTTTTACAATAGCCACATTTACTAATTTGTACTTATCCTCATCACGTTTTAAGTCTTTAGTGTTCCCTGCACCTAAACCATCTGTGCCATCGTCTATTACATCTGTACTTGCATCTAAGTTATTATTTCGTTTAAGTTTTATTACTTTGTTATGAGTAACCCACCAGCGTATTGGTAAATCTTTACAGAGTGAATTATTTGCAGTAAATATGTTGTATCCTTTGCCTTGAAAGTCTGTAATTTCAAAGACATCATTTATAGTTTCCACGTCAAAAGTATAACCAATTCCAAGATCTAAAATTTCTTGATTCAAGGATTTAAAAATATCTGAAACAGAAGGTGGATAACAGTATTCTTCAAAGATTGCATCACGAGTGTTTCTTGCAAAGAACTGTGAATAACGAGTATTCCATTGTGGTGCTGAATTCCACCAAATTCCATGAATTAAATCTTCTTTTATAAATAATCCACCTTCTGAACAAGTACCTGTATTATCAATTAAATTTAAATCCCATGCTGCACCTACTTGTTTATAAGCATATTTTATATTAGAATTAGTGGTATCTTCATAAATAATATGCAAATTATTTTGGCTATCAACACATATTCTTCTATCACTTCCTCCCGTAGCAGTTGTATTATCAATTACTTCCCAAGTCCATGCCCCTGCTACAGAACGAGATGAATGATATAGATTACTTCCAACACCAGTAATTGAATAAGCAATATGTGGCAAATCATTTTTATCAATACAAATTGTTGTCCATATCACAGTAGCGGCTAATACAGATTGTATTGTCCATCTTCCAGTTCCTCCTGCTACAAAGACAGAAGAATTTCCTATTGCACAGTATAAACCACCTCCAGCATTTTGATAATAAGAAATATAAAAAATATCTTTGCTATCTACTGCTATTGAAGAATATGTAGGTGTATTAGCTGTTGCATCTACAATTTCTGACTGCCATGCTCCACTTGAATTCCAAGAATGTTTTAAATCTCCTGCAGTCCAATCATAATGTGCTACATGAATATAATCATTTGAGTCAATACAAATTGAAGAATAATAACCAACTGCATTTGCGCCCCCACCGTTATCAGCTAATTCAACTGTCCATGCTCCTGTTGTTCCATACGCATGATAAAGATTAGTATTTCTCATATAAGAGACATGAATTATTCCATTGCTATCAATAGCAGAAGAAGTATATCCATTTATTGCATTTGCATCAACAACTTCTTCTGCCCAAGAACCAAATCTTCCATATTTATGATAAAGTTGATTAGTGCCAGTATGCACCCCAAAAACATGAGTTATCTCATCATTAGTAACAACTATAGAAGGATAAATATATCTTGTTCCTGTTTGAGTTTCAGTCCACCATTCTTCTGAGTTTGTAGTCGCCCAAGCTGCGCCTGCGTTGTCTGAATGTTTTAATTGACCTCTTGTGTATTTGTCTAATGTGTCCGCAGCTAAGATGTAAGTGTTCGTAGCAGTTGCAGTTGTTGAGCTAACTACTAACCAGTAAGTCGTGTCTTTAGTTAATTCCACGCTTGTTGTAAATAGAAATTCATACCAAGCGAATGTTAGAGTAGTGAACGCAGGAAGGGTTGCAGTTGCTAACGCCACACCAGAAGGACTGCCTGCTGTGTCTGCCTGAAGACTTACTGTTATCGGGCCTCCTGTTCCTGTGTTGTAACGCAATCTTAGTTTAACTCCCATGATGTTTTCTGTAATAGTCGGACTGAAACTCTGTGCAACGAACTCATTTGCTCCGCCGAAGTTAAGCGAGGAATTTAAATTATCTGTACTGTCTGACTGGTCTAAATTAATGTCACCATAATAAATCTTATCCACGTCATGCTTCTTGAACATCTCTCCATAGCCTTGACACTTAACCTGCAAAATTCGTCTGTTTGAATCAGAATAATTCACGTCTGTAATATATCCTCCAAACTTTCTGACATGAGCAGTCGCACCATCTACTGTTAAATAAACTTGTACCTCTTGCCCAGCTTGGTAAGTGTTAATTAAAGTTCCCTGCTTATCATTACAGGTAATAACTGCATTTCCTAAGTCGGTGCTACTCTGTGGCGTGCACTCAACTTCTATAATATTTTGAATAGGAATTAAAGTCGTGCCATTGTCTGTTGAGTAATAAGCATAATACTTAGGTCTGTAAACAGGTGCTCTTACGCTTCTGCCTATTGATCCAGTTGCCATTAGTAATCATACTCTACTTGTAAATAAATGTTAAAATCTGAACTTGTTATATCTGTTAAATCGTTAGGAGAAAACAAAGCTAATGTGAAATATTTAGAAGTCCCAGCACCTGCAATCGCTGCACACTCTACATATTGAGTTGAACCCTTGAGTGCATTTGTTACTGCTGCACCTGCTGCACCAGTTGTTATTAAACACCAGTTTGCTGCTGGTGCTCCTCCTGTTGTTTCAGTTGCCTTTAAGAGAGAAGTATTTGTGCTTGTAGCTGTGCCTGTAAAGATTTTTTTAGTGGTAGTCGTTGCATTTGAATCGTCCCATGCCTTTAATCTTGGCGGTGTGGTTGTTGCATCTCCTGAAAATAAAACCCTTAAAACATTTTGATACTGAAGAACTGCACTAGGTATTACAAAAACTGTGCTTTGAGTTCCAGATACATAATATAATTCTTTAGAAAGCCACGCTTCTTCTGCTGTGTTAAAAGAAGTTCTAGGCACGTCTATATTATCCCCGTAACCAAAACTACTATCAGGTCCAGTTAGAAAAAGAGAAACATCACTATCAATTTCTGTCCATACAGGAGCTCCTTCTGTTCCTGTGTTTATATACATAGTTACTACTGGTTCTGCCATATTATATCATGTAAAATTCTTTTCCACGCACAAAAGTAAACGATACGGGCCAAGTGTTTGCTCCCTGTCCTGCAATTATTTCAACAGTCGGATTCATTATATGTCCATCTTCAACGATAGTGTCCCCATTTCCTATGTCAATAGTTAATTCTAATAAATCATCTGTTGCCATTAAAGTCTTAAAATTGTCATATTGTTGCTTTAGAGTTCCTAAGCCAGATGCAGGTGCTCCTGCTGCTGAATAAGTCATATACCCAGAGAACTGAATACCTAAAGGTGTCCATAATATTCTTTCTAATGCTGATTCTACTTCGTCTATTTCTTCTACTTCTTCAAGACTTGGATTAAAGTTAAACTTTGCAGAGTTTTGAAAGTTCATAGTAAATAAAAGAACTCCTGCTGACGATTTTATTATTACTTCATTAGCCATAAATACCACTCCTGTTTAGTTCGTCTCTTAGAACCATTTTAATCTTGTTTACCATATCAGAGTCTCCACCATAAAAATTATTTACAAAACTTGCATTCTTTGAACTTGTTTGATTTGCGGGGATTACTTCTTCGCCTTGATGTAGATAAGCTAATCCAGTATTAGGTACTACTCCACCCATTGCATATCCACGAACACCTAAAGCCTTACCAATTGACTTTTGTATTGTTCCTATTGGATCTCTTGCAAGATCATTTAACATAGGGCCAAATGTTCTGGATATACCCCCCATTAAATCAAAACCTCCCCCACTTTGATTAGATCCCCCATTAAGACTTTTTATAAAATTATCTATTGCGTTCCTTGCCAAATCAATAGAAGATATAAAATTAGAGAATGGATTTGTACTTGGAAAGTATTTAATAGTTTTATCTACTTCTATTCCTAAATTACTTGCAGTTTTTGCAATTTTATCATTTGTATCTTTTACAGCAGCATTAAATGCTTCTAAAGAACCTGGAGTTCCGCTGATCATATCACTAATTGTGCTTCTAAATATCTCAAGTCCTGTTGCTGTATTTCCAACTTTTGTTGGCAAGTCTTTAAACTTTTCATAAGCATCACTCCAAAGCGAAGGCAATTTTCCTAAGTTTGTAGCATTATCAGATACAGCAGTTCCAAGCAATTCACCTGCTAATTTCCAAGTATCCGGAAGTGCTTTGAGTGCTGCTGAACTTATTATACCTCCAATGTAATCAGACAAATCTTTTCCTGCTTTTTCAAACCATCCTATTAATCCTTCAGTATCTTCTAAACCTGACATAAATCCAGATAATGGACCAATAGTTTCTAACATTCCTCGCTTCAATGGTTCCATAGCAAGAGAAGTAGCAGCCATTATTTGCATTAGTTGTGCCTGTGCTTCAGTAGAAGTTATATCTCCACGCTTTTCTGCCCTTAATACTTCCCTTGATTTTCTAATTGATTCTCTTGCAACTGTTCTCATCATTTGTATATATGGTCTTGCCAAAGTAGCAATAAAATCACCGAAAGGTTTAAGCACTAAATCAAGAGTCTTCTTTTGTATTTTATCTAAAGAACTTAAACGAGCACTTACTTCTCTAAGTCGGTCTGACATCTTACTAATTTTATCAGATACACCATTTATTGCACTTACAACTAAAGCTACTCCTGCAACAACACCAGTAATAGCTGTAAGTGGGCCAATCATATTTGATATATTTTTTTTCATAGCCTCTAAAGGAGCAGTTAATCCTTTCGGAACTTCTTTATCTCTTTTAGTTGTTCCTCCACCTGTGGTTATTCCACCTGATCCTATTATTTGCACTTCAACCTTTGCGTCTGGCATATTTATCTTCTACCTAACATTTTTCCTAATATATCAATTAAATTTTCGTTATATGTCTGTTCCATTACTAAAAATGCCTGAATTCTATCGTTTGGCATTTTATCTATTTGTTCTTCAGATAAATGTAACCCCTTTTCTAATATGAAGTAAGTTACATTTTCTAATATTTCTAAATCTTTTATGCTTCTTGTTCCGTTTTTGATTGCACTTCTATATTGTTTTTTTTTTCACCTATCTCGGAAAAGTCTTGAATTTCTGCATAAATCATATCCCCAACAGATATTCCTAATTCTTTTAAACTCGCATCTGACATATCAAATGGAGCTTTTTCTATTCCTTCTATGAATATTAATTCTTTCATAGTAATTGGATCCATGTCTGATTGAACAAGACTTCCAATCATCTTAAATTTCATGCTCTTTCTTTGAATGTTGTTGTAGTCTTTCCATCCAATTTTCTTAATCGTGACGACTTCGTCATGTCCTCGCCATTTAATAGGTATGTCTTTAGTTTCCATAATATTACCTCAAGGCGCTGCCGCCTCTGCATTACTATAAATTATGCTTGTTAGTCCTCTTGCTGTCAGAGTTATGTCTTCTGTGATTAACTCGTTTGGCTTTGCTCCAGTTTTGTGTGTGTCTGGCATTAGATTAGTCAATAACATTACCAAACTTCTTTGTGCACCTGCTGCTTCTCCGTTAGTTATTGTTAATTCTGCACTTGCCACTTCTGCTACTGTTGTTCCTGGGCCTGTTGCTGAACCGTATGCTTTCTCAAGAAGTGTTGCTGCTGCCTCAAAAGGCATTGTAACTTTGACATCTACAAATCTTGATCCGTAGTATCTGCCAGCATTGAATCTGCTGTTTAACACACTTAGTTCACTTGGATTTCTATTGTAAGTAATCTCTACTGTCTGAACATTAGAAATTGGTGTTGCGTTTGGCATTTCAAGTGATGCGTTTGCAAAAGTAAATGGTTGTTCAGTTACTGCAACTGCTGCTCCTAAAGCTGCTCCTTCTGTTTCGGTCTTATAAAATCCGTCCATTGAATAGGTTATTGGTTCTCCAATGTTTGCTTTAATTGTGCATTTTGTTGGGACACAACCTAAGAATGTTCTAAGAGAATCAGTAGATAAGTCCACGCCATAATCAATACTTATTGATCTGCATACATCATCATAAGTGTAAGTGTGTGTAAATGGTGCTGCTCCCCCATCTCCAGAATCTCCTATTACAGATGCTAAAAAGTATGCGTCTGCCATTGTAGCTGTTAAGCTCCATGTTCCTTTAAATCCACCTGCAACCTGTGCAGCATAGTCCTGACTGTTCAATACTGGTAGTCTAATGCTTTGATTGTCAAAGTCAAAAGAAACGTCTGTATCATATCCGAAAGTCTGATCTATACTTGCTGCGACTGTTCCATAAGTTGCTAATGCTTCATAACCATAATTTACGTATGTCTGTGCTCCTGTTACTGCCATAATAATTCCTCCTAACTAATTAATTCATAGTGAAATGGGACTTCAAGGTTTATTGCTCTTGAGAGAACCCTGTCATGCCTACCTGCTTCTTTTCTTATTTCTGAGGTATTAATGATCTTGAGATATGCGAAATTATAGAAACCTTTTTTTGTTTCTTGAATCTTTTGCCTTACTTGTTCGGTCAGACTTTTAATCTGGTCTGCACTTCGGCTAAAGATATTTACCACAAACTTAGGACTGCTCTTATCAGCTCCTCCACCTAATGCTCCGTCTTCTGTTGCGTAAGCCATACTATCTACGACGATATAAGCATAGTCATCAATACTAATTGGCAATTGTGGTCTTCCGCCTCTTACTAACCAGTCTGAAGCTATTGAATAATTCACTACGATTGGATTGTTTCCAGGATCTGCTCTAAATGTGATTGTTTTCTGTGCTACTTTGTCATTGTAATTAATGTAGTAGTCCACGAACTCTGTCTTGCTGATTGCATTGACTGTAACTGTTCCCATTTTAACTGGCTGAAAAGTAGTGATGTTATAAGTGTAAGTGCCTGCTACGCCTGAGATGTTTTGTGACTTTGCAGTGTAAGGTCGGTCGGTTAGATTTGGATCAGTAATATTTTTAAGAAGAAACTTAGAGATTTCAATAACCCATTCCGATTCATCTATTTGATTTGTTACCGTCATTGGTAATTCCTCTTAGGATAATCCTTGCGACATTGCTTGGATTTTTGTTAATGGTAGTGTGTACCTTATATTTAACTTAATGCTTTCACAATTTCTGCCTGAACTATTTTGGCAAATTCGTTCTCAAGCTGGTAAACTGCTGAACGCAAATAAGGAGAATAACCGACTTCACTTCCTTTTCCTGTTCTTTGGTAAGTGTCATGCTTTCTTGGTGAGTCAGGCTCTCCGGCCCAGTAACTCGCAGTTCCGTATTCCATTGCAGCTGCATAAGGAACAACGCTTTCTGGCACGAAAACTATAACTTTGTCGCCTTCAATCTTGAACTGAATGTTTGCTTTCAGAAGCCCAGTCTCAACAGGTGCTAAATCTTTTGCTCTGTTTGTAACTGCTTTTGCAATTTCTAATTTTGCGTTCTCTATTCCAACTGCTATAAGTCTTTCAATGTCCTTCTCATTTCTAACAGTCTTAACCATTTCTAATCAACAGACAAAAGTCAAATAAAGCAGTATTCCCCGCATACTTTCTATTAGCAGAGTCCACTATGTAAACTACTGAATTGACAGTTAGTTTATCTCCCTTTTTGATGCTTGCAGCTACAGGTATATTGACAAAAGCGTCTGCAATTACAGGTTTGCCTTCATACTCCCAGACATATTTCTTGTCATTGTGCCAGAACTCGCAGGCATAAGTTACTGGAGTTCCGTCTGAGGTGTATTCTTCCCCGCTATCTAAAGTGTAACTAATTGTAACTGGCGTTAGAGAATTCGTTCCAGCTAACTTTTTTATCATCTGCTGCACATGAAACGCACATACCATTAGTAATACACCTTTTTGAACATTGCATCTGCATCCATCTTTCCAGATACAATTCCATTAAATGCTTCTAAATATGAGTTTGAACTCTTGAAAGTTAAACTAACTCCGCCTGCTTGACCGCCATAACTTGCTATGTTTCCTTCCAGTCTAAGCGAACCTAAGTAAGCTGTGTAATAAACACTAAGCATTTTTAGTTCTGCTGAGCTTCTTCCATTTAGTCCCATTGAATCAATCTGCGCATCTGCGAGGACTATTAAAGCTGTAATATCTGTAGTAGATATATCCGTTGTTGCTGATCCTGACCAGCCGGTTACTAATTGAACATCTGTATTTGTACTATAACTCATTTAAAACAAACTCCATAATTTTGTTACCATTCCAATTATAATTGCTCCAAGCATTAATGTTACAATCCATTTTATCCAATCAACATTGATTTCAACTTTGTTAAGTTTCTCTGTATGACAATTCAATATTTCTGTATGTTTTTCTAATTCTTTCTGCACATTCCCCATCTCCGAGTTTAATACTGCAAGGTGCTTTGCATTTTCCTCTGGTAATTTACTATTTTTCATCTTGCACCACTTACCCATTTGCATGGAATATTTAACATTGGAATTAATTGAGGTTTGATATATGGAAGTTGGTATGGCTTTATTTGCTTTTGTCCTGTATGAATTACCAATCCTTCTGGTTCTACTTCAATTCTTAAGTCTGTACTTGTAAGATTTTTAAATGTTAAGATGTTGCTTTCAAGATCAAAATATCCTGTTCCGCTTAAATTATTTGAAATGTAAAGATTTCCATTAGTAGTAACTGCATCAGACACATTGCTTATTTCTAAGTCATAAAGCCAATTTGTTCCTGTAGATGTTTGATTTATATTTAAAGTTTGTTCTGTTCCTATTAATTTTATTTTTCCAGTCTGTGCATTTAAAATTCCATTAACTTCAATATCTCCTTCTGTTGTAAGAGTATATGAACCTAATTTCAATGTTCCGTTTGAACCAATAATCATTTCATCAAATTTGCAATTTCCTATAAGACTTATTTCAACTGCAAACCTTCCGAAAGTAAGATCAGACTGATAATCCAAGCCTTTTATATAAACTTCGCTTCCTGCACCTGCTGAATCCCAATCAAACCCATTTCCTGTAATTGTTGCTGTTCCTAAAGACTGAATAACAATTGGAAAATTAATTCCTAAAAAAGTTATAGCTGATCCTAAGTTTGATAAGGTAGCTCCATTAGCAAGAGTAATCCCCGCAGACGCTAAGGTAGCATTAATAATCATGTTTCCACTTGCTCCAATGTTTATATTGCTTGCAGTCAAGACAGAATATAAAAGATATAAAGTTCCGTTTGTAATTGTAGTTGTTCCTGAAACCGTTAAATTTCCACCAAGCGTAATAGTCCCTGTATAAGTATCTAAACTTGAAAGCGTACTTATTGATAAAACAGTTGTTGTGCTGCAGTTATCTGTTGAAGTATTATTAAATATAGCTGTATCTGTATTATCGTCAGGCCAACCTACTGCGTTCCAATTGCCATTTGCTTCCCAGATTCCTGTTCCATTTCCGTTTGTCCATGTGTAATTTGTCATTATGTTCCACTTACCCATTTGCAAGGTATATTTAACATAGGAAGTTTCATAGGTTTCATGTAAGGAAGTGTCAAAGGTTTCCTCGCATTCTGTCCTGAATTAATTACATATCCTTCCGGTTCTACCTTGATTGTCAAATTCGTGCTTGTTAATTTGTTAAAAGTCAGAACATTATTTTTGACATCCAGCAAACCAGTTCCAGCTAACTCGTTTAAAGTCAAGTTGCTGTTATCTAAATATAAACCTGCATTGTTAATTGTGGTTATTCCCAAAACTGTTACTGAATCATAATAAGGATAAAAGACCGCATTAGGCCCAGTTCCATTTATAGTCAAGTCTCCTAAAATATTTGTAACTTTCTGAAGAATAACATAACCTGATCCGCTTAAAGTCACATTATATACATCTTGCCATTGTGGAATAAAATTGGTTGTATTTGTATTGTTGAAATTTATTGTTCCGTTATTATGAATAAAAGTTCCAGAAACACTAAATCCACTATTACCTACAGTAGTTACTCCAGAAGTTGCAGAATAAGTTCCAACAGTTACAGCCAGACCTCTACAAGTTATTGCACTTGCATTTCCTGTCAAATTTCTGCAGGTTAGATTTCCAGTTGTAGTCAAACTATAATTACTTGTTGATGTGTCTAACTTTCCTGCAACCAGATTTATTGAAAAAGGTGAATCGGTTGTAGCTAAGTTTCCACCAAGAGTGATTGTAGCAGTATAAGAGGCCGTACTTGAAATTTTAAAAATTGTTAAATTTCCAGTTGTGTTACAATTTGTATTAGAAGAAGTTCCGTCAAAGATTGCTGTATCAGTGATATCATCTGGCCAGCCTGCAGCGTTCCAGTTGCCGTTTGCTTCCCAAACATTAGTTCCAAGTCCATTTGTCCATGTAAAGTCTGTCATTCTGCACCTGTTTTCAATGTCGGAGCTAACAAGGGGTATTTCTTTGGCAAAAGTTCAGGAAGTGTATATTCCACGAATGCCATATTTACCTCTTGTTAACAAAGACCTTCATTGTTACGCTTGCTGCTGCGGTTACATTTGTTGCATTTACATCCAATCTGACTTTAATAAAGTGTGGACTTGGTGTTACTGCTGCTGACTTAATAGTAGTAATCGCCTGTGCTGTGCTTGCAACAAGATATTCATTTCCTGTTGAGTCATAAGCCACTCCATCTGGACTACTTATTATCTTGTAGTCAAAGTTAGTTGCACTTGCTGGGCCTGTTGTGTTACATTGAACATAAATCTTTTCAGCTTCTGAAACATCTATCGCCAAGTCTGCTGTAGTTGCTCTTGGAGTTGTCGGGCTTTTTGGATCTAAAACTGTGCAAGAATGTGGTGCAATATCATTGCCTATATCAAGTTGTGTAGTAGTTTGTGTCCATGTAAATGTATAAACTTCGTGTGCGTTTTTGCTCATATCAATACCTCTTTAATATTCTCTCCAAACTTTTCCTTCAGCATTTTGTATTCTGCATCGGAAACTTCGGTAGCATATTTTTTAAATACTGCTCCGATTTTGTTTTTACCATCTGGTTGTTTTTTGGCATAAGCCTTTCCATTTCCTTCTCCTGCCCATTTGATTTTCATGTCATTACCTCCAAATAAATTAAAGGGAAAGGGTTTCCCCTTTCCGTTAAGATTTCACTTATGGTGCTGATGTTGTGCTTGATATTCTCAGCGAACAAGACACATTACTGCACGCCTGACTTCCATTGTTTGAAGCGACTGCTCTTACAGTAACTTTGTCCCCAGCATTTAATGATATTGGATTTGCTACTGTGTTTACTGTCGTATCTGCTCCAGCCAGTTGCATAGTCATTGCTTCTGCTCCAGCATTCTTCATTATAGTGAAGTCAACAGTTTCTCCTGCTGCTGGTGCTATTCCTGCGGATGCATACATTGCAACTATTGTGCATGCTTCTGGTGCTACATAGACTAAAGTTTCTGCTGCCTGCCATGATCCTGCATCTGGTGCTATATATCTTGTATTCCCTGCACCCAAAACTGCTGGGCCTGTCATACTTATTGTATAATAAGATGTGTGTGTATGTGCCGCAATGTCAACGCCGTCAACAGTTCCGCCCACAGTTAAGTTTCCAGACATATTGATTGTTGTTACGCCTGTGACTGCTCCTGCTGTTGTGCTGAAATTGCCATCAGTCAAAGTTGTGCCAGTTATTACACCTGCATCAGTTACAGACCAAGAAGTTCCTGACATTCCGCCTGTGTTAGTTATTGCACCTGCTCCTGCGACCAGACCGACACAATTTACTGCACCCACCCCACTTACAATAAAAGTTGGTGTGCTTATCAATCGTGTCCATGCCTGAGTTGCATCTATTTGTATTGCATAGGTTGTTCCTGCTGTGCCTGCTCCGTTGCTGTCAATGTAGATTGCTCTTGATGTAGAACCCACGTTTGCTCCCTGCGCATCTAACAAACAAGCAACTATCTGATTTGTATGCACTCCTGTTTCTGCGGTTACATCCAAGTCAAGATTTGCCAAAGCTGTATCTGCATCTGCTGTGTCTATATCAAAGTTTAGAGCACCTGCATTTGCGAAACTTGTTGTTGATACGAATTGTGCTGTTGTCAATACGCCTGCTTTTGTCAGACTAAAGTTGTTTGCAATGATTGAATTTCCTGTTGAGCCATTCATAGTTATGTTCAATCCATCGCCTGCAACTACTGCTGCTCCCATGTCTATTGCAATTCCGTGGCCTGCTGTGGCTGTTGCGCTTCTTGTTACATCAATTAGGTTAGCTGCTGTTGCACCAGTTGGTGTCACATCTACTAATCCATTAAATGTAGCCAATGCAGAAAATGTTGCTGTTCCAGTTGCACCTGTTGTTACAATTGCTCCGTTTGCTGTAAATGCACTGCCTGTTGCACCGCCCATTACAACTGATATTGCATTGCCTGCAACTACTGCTGCACCCATCGCTATTGCCAAACCATCTCCTGCGGTTGCAGTTGCTGATCTGGTTAAGTCAATTAGGTTAGCTGCTGTTGCGCCTGCTGGTGCTATGTCAACAAATCCGTTTAGAGTAGTTACACCTGCAATAGTCAAAGCTCCTGTGCCTGTTGTAGAAAATGCTCCTGTTGTTGTGATATTTCCGTCTGCCTGCAAAGCGTAACCTGTAGCTCCCCCCATGACAATGTTAATTGCATTGCCACCTACTACTGCCGCACCCATAGCAATATCTATTGCATTTCCAGCTGTTGCAGTTGCGCTTCTTGTAATGTCAAGAAGATCTCCTGCTGTTGCTCCGGTTGGTGTTATATCCACGAATCCTGCTGTGCTGATTATACCTACCCCGTTGGCAATACTTACACAACCAGATAATGCTCCTGCTGTGGTTGTAAAAGTTCCATCAGTAAGTGTTGCACCAGTAACAGTTCCTGCACCTGCATTAACACCCACACAGATTATAGCTCCTGTTGCACCTGTTATAGACCACAATGTTCCTGATACATCATTTCCGCCTGCCAATAAAGCATTTGTAATGTTTGCGTCAGAACCATTGAAAGCTGTGACTATTCCGTTAGCCATTGCTCCTGAACAAGTTGCAGAGAAAGCATCTGTTATTGCCATCGTTGCGTCTGTGTTGTCTACTAAGATACCCACGTCTAATAGTTGTGTAGCTGCTGCGTTCTGCAAGACAGTCAAACCTCTAATCACACCTGCGTTAGATGAAGTCATGTTAATTATGACTGCATCAACTGCGCCTGTATGGCCAGAGCTTGTTATCTCTAATCTCTCAGCTGCGACGAAATCCATATCCACATTTGCTGTGAATGTGATTGCGCCTGGTACACTAATTGCTCCACTTGGAAAGTCAAAAGTTCCTGTTGATGCTGACATATCAAAGTCATAAGAACCTGCTGCCCAGACTAAGTCTGATGCCATTTTAGCAGTTGCGACTATTGTATCAGTTATTGCATTTCCAAGAACTGTGTTTCCGTTTGCTGTTAGAGTTCCGCCAATAGTTGCGTTTGCAATCGTTGTGAAAGCTCCGTTGACCTCAACTTCCTTCTCAAACACTGCATTCTCATCAAAAGTTGGTGTTGCTAATATAGTTAGTGTGTCTATTGCAGCGTCTCCCAAAGTCATGCTTCCGTTGAATACGGTTGCACCATTGAAAGTTGCTGTGCCTGTAAATGTTGAAGAACCTCCAACTGACAAATCTCCACCAGTCAAAACTATATTGCCTGCTGCACTTGTGTAAGTTGCTGTTGCTGTGATTGCACCTGTTACATTTAACACTCCTCCTAAAGTAGTTGCTCCTGTTCCGACAGTTAATGTCTTTATTCCAGGAATACTTGTGTTTCCTGCAAGAGTTACTGCTCCTGTAGGTGTGGTAAATGTGCCAGAACCTGACCAGGCAAATGTTGGGTTTCCTGATGTTGTTGTGTTTCCGTAAAAGGTTTGAGTGTCTCCAGCTGCGTCACCATATTGTCCAGTTCCTGTATTGACAAATGAAGTAACAGTATCTGAAGCTGTGCCCATTCCTCGTTTCATGTTTCCCATATTCTTACCTCCGTAATTTTTTCAATAAGGCAAATACCTTATGGAGTTATGTCTATCTTTGCAATCGCATTTGTGTGTAGATAAGCCATTGCTGTTCTCATTGAGAAGTAATACTCTGTTCTGTCGTATTTTGGATTTTCAAATGTTTCCATTTTCAGAGGTCTTTTCTCGCCAATGACAAAAGCATTGTTTCTGTCAATCATGTAACCTGTGTATTTACCAGATTCATTAATGACTGTGCTTCCTTCCCAGACTTTCATACCCATAATTCTGCCTACTAAGCCGTTTGTTGGATTGTTTACTCCAGATTTGTCTGCTTCCATATATGTGTCAATGCCTTCAAGGTCATTAACCAATTGTGGAGATAGAATTAAATCTGTTGGTTTGAAATCATTTTTTGTCAAGTCCAGCTTTGCTTCTCTCAGGTTGTCAATATCCACGCTTGTTGTTCCGCTTGCTGTGTTGCCTGCGTATGTTCCAAGCAAAGTTGCGATCAGATATTCTTCGTTTCTTGCCATTCTTTCTGCGGATGCTTTTGAGTTCATGTCCACAACAGAAAATATACAATCTTCTGTGGCTTCCTTTGTTACATAGAAAGCGTCAGCATACTTAACTGGTCTGAGATTTCTTGAAGTCACTGTTTGAAACTCTTTTAAGATTTCAGCTCCTTCTGCAACTGTATGAATGTCAATAGTTGCACTTGTCTGAATTGGTATATCAATGTCAGAGCCCTTGATTTCGCTTGCTGGGATGTTATAAGCTGCAAGTCCCCTCAAAACTAATTCTGGTTTCGCATATTCCCAATACTTATTCAATATCGTCTCTGGGACTATTGAATCATATTGAGCTGTGTCTGCTTCCCCTGCGTTTAATAATCTGTGCATATCAATTCCTCCTTTAAACTCTTATCAGGACATCGCCTGTGTTTCCAGTTGTAAATGATTGCAATGCTTTCCCAATCACTTTACCTGCAGTTGTTCCGTTAGTTACTGTTTTGTAACCTTCTGCAATAACTGTAAGACCGGTTGTAACTCCTGTTCCTGCGGTCAATTCAAAAATTCCATCTGTGCATACTGTGCCTGGAATAGTTGATGTTAAACTACCTTGCACTACAACACCCATTACTTGAGTATCAGCGAATGAACCTGTAACTGAAGTGCCGATATAAGTGCCAGTCATTGTGCAGAGATCCCCTGCAACCAAACCTGCGGTAGTTGTTGTTGTCGGATAAATTGACAACAATTTTCCGTCTCCTACATATTTTCCTGCTGCCATAATAATTCCTCCTTAGTTTATTTAATCAAAACCCAGCTTGTCGGTGAGTCTTGTTTGCATAGTTTTTTAACTGCTGACTCTTTTGTCATAACAGTTTTTCTTATCTCTACTTTTGATAGAGCTTCTTCCAATTCAGATACTTTCTTTTTGAGTTCTGAAGTTTCATCTTTTGCCATCTGCTCGGCTGGCACTTCTGGTGCTTGCTCTGCTGGCTTTTCTTCCTTCTTCATGCCCTCAATAGCTGAAAGTCTGTCTGAAAGTTCTTTTACCATTGCCAAAACTTCTTCCAAAGAAACAGCTGGCTTTTGCTCTACTGGAGCTTCTGCTGCTGGAACTTCGTCTTGAAGTTTCTTTTCTTCTTCAACCATTGTATCTTCCTCCTTTATTTTTTCTAAATAAGCAGAAACCTGCTTAGAATTGTAAAGCTCAGTCAATCTACTTCTTTCATCGGCTGGCTCACAAACATGAGATAATTCAAGTGGTGTTAACCCAGATGCGTATAATTCGCCTTTCTTCTTTACTATTTTATCTACTCCAAAACCTGCACTAAATCCGTCAGTCACACCCATTTTTATATTCCTTGCAACCTGTTCATTGGTTACGATTGCATCAAACTTTATTCCTTCTTGATTTCCTTCGCTGTCATGCCATGCATCCCAGTAAGAGTTAGTAACTTTCCCTATCACATCAAAAATACTTGTTGAGTGATCTGCTCTTAATTGCTTGCCCATAAATTGAGGCACGACTGCTTGGAGTTCTTCCTTTGTATAATTTACATCATTGTGTTTGCCAACTGTAATAGCTACTCCACTGATGTTAAGCCCTTTAAGTTCTGGGTTCTCCTTGTCAGTATAATAACTCAGGACATTAAACTTCCCAGAGTTCTTCAGAATAATTGAATACCCTTTTGAATCTTCTGTTATTATATTTTCTACCTTTCCCATTCCGTCTTTTAGTCCGCTCATAATAACTTCCCCTCTTTGAATTTGATAAATGCTCCACCAAAGTAATCTAAATAATCCTCGCTTAGTTCTTCTGCTTTCTTTCCAGAGCAGATGCAAATAATTTCTTCATAAGTGTTTTCAAGCGTGTCCTGCAATTCATAGTTTACTGGTAACAATATTGTATTCTTGCATTTCTCACAAACCCACTTTATGTATTTTTTTACCATGATTTATTTCCTCTTGAGTGCTTTTCTACTCCGTTCAATTTGAATTGTCTGATTACTTTGTCATCTGTAATGTGATGAGTGCAACTTGTATCTTCTGTGTGATATTCGTAAAGTCCGAAACCTGTCTTGTCAGTCCTGTCTAAAGTCATAAACTGATTTTGAATTGTTGAAATGTTATCTTCTACAAAGTCTGTTATGCCTCTTGCAACCGGCATCATTGTCCCTTTTTTAGTCCAAAATGCATTCATACTGGTCTCCATGAGCAGCGGCAATTTGTATGGGCTGGAATTAAACCCTTTGCTTGAATAATATTAAATGTCTGTCCATTCAAATCGTAACAAACATGACCTTTCTTATCATTTCTGCTATCTATTGTTGCATCCCATTTAACTTCTTCTATTCCCTGTTGCTGTAATCTCAATAAACTTCCTTCATTTGCTATTCGTATGGATTCTGTGCGTGCAATCATTTTTGCTCTTTCTTTGTCATTATCTATAAGTGGAGCTATTTCATTTGAAATGCTTGAAATGCTTAATCCTTCTGTAAATGCTCTTGAGAATATGTCTCTTAGCTTTTTAACTATTGACTTTGCAATGTCTTTAATCTCGTTGAAATTGTATGCTTGGATAAATTTTAAAAAGAAGTCTTTTGTATCTAAGTAAACTGTCTTGTCAGACCAGCCTATCCATTCTTCTAAGTTGTCTATTTTGTCTAATTCTTCCTTGCTTAGTTCTTTGTGTAATAAAGGTTGAAATGCAGGTTGTTCAGGTTTGTATTCCCCGCTTAGTTCATCCGGTGAGTATCCAAGCTTCTTCTGTGCTAATTCTTTGGTAATTAGTCCAGCTTGATATTGAGCTATGTATTTCTGTGTCTCTGCATTTGTGTCTTTGTAATCAAAATCGTTAAAACAGATTTCTACCTGATCTGTGGTTAATTTGTATTGCGCTAAGAACTCAGAGAAAATATATTTGTTTAACTGCCTGAGTATAATGTCTTGATTGTATTTGATGTCCGGCTTGAGAAGGTCTAAAAGTGCTTGTGAAGAAGCATAGTTTACTTCTGTGGCCTGTCCCATAAGAATCTTAGGAACTCCAATACCCATTAAAATTCCTTGCATGCCTACTTCTTGATACTCTGGAAGCAAAGAAGATTTTGAGTTGTCATCCACCATTCCTATATTTATACTGCTGTCATGAACAAACTCTATTTTATTATTCATGTCAGTAAAGTCTGCACTTATTCTATCCATAACTTCTTTAGGTATATGCTTTGAACTTGGATCATCTTTATTTCCTATTGTAACATCATACTTTGGAAAGCCTTTGCGATAAATGAAATTCCCAGTTCCCTCTTGAATGTTCTCAAAGATAGTTAGTTCTCGCCAAAGCGGCTCTACTACTCCAATTCCATAAATTCCAGTTGGTGATTCATTAAGCCTAAAGTAAATTATATCATCAATTCCAAGCTCTATAAATTGTCCGTTGGTTACTTCCTGATAAAAGTTTGAAATATTTCCATACTCATCATGCTCTATTACTACCGAACATGGATCTATAAGCGCTATTGAACTGATTTGTCCCATTCCGTCTCTGACTATCTCAGCAAAGCAGTTTCCAAAGATTTGTAGTTGCCTTGCAATGTTTTCTGTCTTGAAATTTAAATTCAGTTTCTCCACGAACCTGTAAAAGTTGTCTTCCACTAAAGGAAGGTCAGTTTCTATTTTTAGTCCAGGTGAAGCCACTAATTGAGCCTTCTTGTTAATTGCTGTAAATAAGAGTGAGTTATGAGTATAGACTTTTAACATTCCTTTAAACTGATTTCGCTTTGAATCTACCTGAAAGTATTTAGATTCTTTGCCTATTGTAATCTGACTCTTTCTTTCGTTGAATAAATATTTGCTTCCAAAGGTCTGATCTGACTTCTCAAGAAAAATAGTTTCTTCTGGTATTTCATCACAAAGTCTGTTAACTGGCTTTGCTTCATGCTTTTTTGAAGAATAAGTCGGTTTAAATTCCTTCGCTTTAAACACATTAAGTAAATCAGAGACTTTCAAGAGAGCACCAGAGAGGAAATCCTGCCAATAGTAGTGTGTATGTTACTTATAAAACTATTGTTTTAAAATCTCAGCAGCTCCACATTCCTTGCAAAGAGTTCTGTTCTTTTCTTCTGGTAAGAAATAACTCAAAAATGGTTTAACCTTCAAATGCTTTCTTTCTGTCTTTTTCCAAGGAATGTTCTCTTGCTTCTCTGGTCTGTTTGCTTGGAATCTGTAACAAAGTCCTGTTATTTCCTTATTGCACTTGTCGCATTTCATCTTCTTCTCACCGAATAACTTGGATTAAACTCTCCTATTCCTAATCCCATGCAAGCTAACCCTAAAGCCATTACACAATTATGAACTAAAATATAATTAGCAAAGTATT